TTTTTATATTGATTACCATATACATTTGAATTAATTAGATAACCATAATTCGAATTGATTTCACCATGAGCATTTGCAGAATATTGCCAAGCTTGTGGTGGTTCACGTTCTTCACCATAAATATCATTTATATTAGTCGACATTGAGTCATACCATTCTAATTCTTTTTGTACATACTCTTCATTGACTGTACCGAAGATTGCTGGTTCATCAGCAATAAAAGATGCACCAATCCATTCGATTGTTTTTGCACCTGTTCTATCGATAGTAAAGTTTTCTGCTTTGAGTTCACCTTTAAAGAACTCACGAACTTGTTTAACGTTTGGTACCATCACTCCTCCTTGTGTACATAACGATCATCCATTTCAGGATGTTCTTTAGTTTCTATCATAAGAAACATTAATTGACACATTGCATGCGCAAGATGACGTTGACCAGATTCAGGATCGATATCTTCGCCACGCCAATAAGCATTTAAGTGTCGTTGTAAAGATGCATAAGTACGAGAATGTAGTGTCTTATGACCATCATATCGCCAATTATGCATGCCGTATTTCTCAACACCAAAACCCATTACAATCGAAGATTCTTCTAGAACTTCGGGTGGGATAAGTGCTAAGTTAGGTTTACCAGTATCATATTTCATAGGTTATATTATATCATATTTTAAAGGAAAAGGGAATCTATTTTCGAAATTAATTTGAGCAAGTGCATCTTTTGCATTGACATGACCTACAATCTCATAATCAACAGGAATACCTTCTTCGAGTTGTTTATATCGATCACACCATTTCCATATAATAAGTGTATCGATATTACCTTCGTTGATTTGTTTTTGGATATACGGACTTAATTTAACACCAGCTTTCGAATACATTTTATAATCACAATGACCTAAATCTTCATGATCAGTATCATACTCATAACCTTCATAACGAGTTTGTTTAGGATCTATATCAGATTGATGCCATTCTGGTGCTTCTGAATCCCATTGAAAATAAGGATTGACATCATCTCTATCATCCTCTCTTACTTGGTCATTTCTTCGATCTATAAATTCTTTTGTTGGTGTATAACTATAACGCATTTTTCATTACAAAATCAAGAGCACGAGTTGCTTCTTGTTCAAGTGGTCGACTACGATACCAACCACCAGTATCATTATCAAGTTGACGACAAAGAACCTCAATTTGCTTTGCAGTAATTGGATAGTTTTGTCGTATAGCTGAGGAAGCAATCGAGACCATTAACTGATACATTTTATGATACCATCCTGACTCATTAATATTAACATACTCATCTACTAATTTGCGGGACACAAACGGACAATCATTATAGGATGACCAATTCACATCAGTGTTTGTAAGTCTCGACTGCTTTTCTTTTAAAATCGCATCACGAATTGCTGCTGGTAAACGATCTAAGAATGCTGCTGAATTCTTTTCAACATATTCATGTTTATCCATCATTTCGTAAGGATTTATAAACTCGCCTTTACGATTTGTAAATATAAAGTTGTAAGCATTGGGATATTTTGCTGGTACGTAATACATACGACTCAGATCTTTTGTTTGTGCATCACCAATGTTACCTAGTTCTGTATTAAGTGCATACCAAAAGTGTTTAATCTTATCATTTGGTATAGGTGTTGTAAGTGGAAATACTAACCTAAACTTAGGAAATTCTTTTGTACTACTTGCTGTAGAATAACAAACATAATAGTATTCACCAAACTTATCAAATAACTCCTCTTCAAGATTACCTTTGAATTCATGATCGTCAACATCAATAGCTGCCCAACCAGCCCATGATGTGACATTATCATTTTTACGAGTAGATCCAGGAGTATAAACCGCAGGTGAGATCAGAGGAGAGGGTTGTTTTTTTGGTTTCTCACCTTTAGGCGGTTTATATCCTGGTTGAGCGGCAATATTATACAATAGTTTCTCAAACTTGGACCAATCTGTAAAGTCCATACGTTTGTCTGTCTTATTATCATAGACACTATCGAATAATGTTAAACTCTGTGTTTCTTGCATTTTACTTATCTTTTGCGTAGGTTGTTAGAAAATGATCAATTGGAACAATTGTACCATGATTACCTTCATGGCTTGGATTCTGCCAACCTTCAGGTTTCACTAGATCTGGAAGACCGAGTGGATTAGGTCGTTCTTTCTTAATACCAATTTCTTTTGCCATATTTGCTTTATGAACTTCGTCCCAAGCTTTATAAGCATCAACATTAAATGCATTCAATGTACCGATTGCAACAACACATAAATCAATACAAGCATCAACAATTTCTTCAGGATTATCAAGTTGTGTTTTAAGTTCAGTTAATTCTTCTTCGAGGAAATCAACACGAAACTGTAGAAACTTACGTTTAGTTTCATCATCTGCAGTTTCCATAAACTTATTCACACCATATTTAGTGTGCATATCTGCAATATCTTGTACCCAATCTTTAGACATTCAAATTACTCCATTTCTTTAGTTTTTCTCGTTTAGCAGCTTTAGCTTGTTCTACTGCTTCACTATTAATTAGATTGTATTCTTTCAACAATTCAACCATACACATCAAATCACCAACTTCTCGTTCAAGAGGTGGAATAGATGTAGACGTATCAGATGCAAATCGAATTACCTTCGATGCTTCAACACTTGCTTCTGCGCATTCTTCCATGAAGATAACAAGTAACTCCATTGTTTCTAGTGCTTGGTCCATGGTCATATATTCTCCTGTTTATAGACTATTATACCATAGTCTTCATTAAAAGTAAACACTTTATGCGAAAAAATCTTCAAGACTTACTACCGGTTCAGGTTTCCAACCAATCGCATCTAAGATAGGAATGATCGGATCAAGAAAGGTTTTCTCGAATTGTGTGTTATAATCTACATAACTATTTAGTTGAAGTTCAGGTGGCAAATATTGAGGGAATGAGATAACATTCTCTTTGATCGGATTCGGAACTTTGAGATAACAGAATTTAATTTTTTCACCATTTTGAACTAACTCATACTTCTTCTGAAGTCCTTTGTCTTTGACATAATAATTATATAGTAAAGCACCACGCACATGGATTGGAGTACCTTTAGCGTAGATGCCTTCACGTTTACGAGACCACTTGCTGATGTCATTTACACCACGTGGAAATGCTACATCTTCTGCAGGTAGACTTGTAAAATGGTCACGAAACTGAGATATAGCTCTTTGAGTTTTATCTTCAGATCCAGTAACAATAACTTTGAATAATGCTTTAAGCGCATCACGACAGACTGCAGGTGTAGAAGACTTGATTGCTTCAATACCCATAATCTTGAGTTTAGGTTGTGCATATTGAACACCTTCTGAGTTGTGTACATTTAGAATGTATCGTTTCTTTGCAGTCCATATACCACGATCAGCAATAACTTCTCGAGCCATTTCCATTCGAGGTGTATAACAAGTAAATTGATTATAGAGATCGTCGTATGCTTGTGCTAGCATAGGAATAAACTGATCTTCACAAATCTTGTCAATGTTTGCTACGTGATTATCTTTGATATATTTCTCGACCATAGGTCCGAAATTTACATAAACAGAATCGGTGTCAATAGCAATCACGTAGTCTTGGTCTTGAGATTGACATACTTTATTCATGAATTTGTTTACTGCTTTTTCAGCCCAACGAATAACTGTTTGACCTGTTAGCGTGATACCTTCGGCTATCCGTAAATCAAAATAGCGGAAGTATTTATTACCAAGAGCACCATAGAGAGAGTTAAGAAGAATCTTAATCGCCATCTGCTGGTTTTCATATCGTGCAATATCTCGTTCAACTCGATACAATTCTTGTTTATCATCTTTATTAATCTTCTCTTTCTCTTGTTGTGCGTCAAGCATCTTACGTTTAACTGCTTTACGTTCACTGTAATAATCTACAATAATCTTTGGTAAAACACCTTGTTCATCTTTCTTAAAGTAAACACCATTTGCAGCAAGTGCATATTGTGGATGTTGATTAGTAATACCACTTAGACATTCATCAGGTGTAATATCTTCACGCATACCTTCAACAATAGTTTCAGGCGACATATTCCATTGAACAATGATATTAGGATAGAGTGAGTTAAGATCGAATGATACTACCCAATCGTGCATACCAACTTGAGGTGGTTTGACATAACCACCAGGATAATCAGATTTAAACTTCTCGTTATTTGGTGGTACAATGATACCACGTTCAGATAAGTCACGATAGATGATTGAATCCCAAATAGCTGTAGTACCCATCGTATCTGCATAGTTAACACCACCTTTGTATGCGATAGTCAATGCTAGAGTAATTAAACCCATTTTATCTTCGAGTCGATCAACGAGTTCTACGTCTTTGATGTTATAGTCGATAAACTTTTGGAAATCATGTTTGTATAATGAATGTAGATTACTATATTCATCATAAGATAACTTACGTTCACCAAGAACTACATGTGCAATATGATCGAGTTTGTATGATTCTTGTGCACCATACGAATAACCAAATTTCTTAAATAGCTCGAGATAATCGAGTTGTGCGATACCATTTAAGTCCCAATATTGTTGAGATCGTCCAGCAACACGTACTTCGCGCTGCTGAATCAAACCCCATGGAGACATCTTTTTGGCCATATCTTCGCCGAATAACTTCATAATACGATTCATAAGATAAGGAATATCAAAGAATCGTGTGTTCCAACCTGTGATAACATCAGGATTATGAACACCGCTATGCCAATGTGCAACAAATTGAATGAGTAATTCACGTTCAGATGAACATTTAGTATAACGTACAGCATTATCTTTCATAAGAGATTTACTTACATCATAGTCATATAAACCCCAAACATAATAAATGTTGTCGATATTGTTTTTGATTGTGATCGAAATAACTTCGTGATTAGCTTGATCAGGCTCAGGGAATCCATCGTCTGATGCAACTTCGATATCGATAGTTGATACATTGATTCTATCTCGATCGAATTTGATTTCACCTGGAAACTTTTCGTATATGAATTGAGCAATATAGTTTTTATTGCCATATAGAGTTTGATCTTTACCGAATACACCATTCCATTGCGCTTCGTAATCTTTTACGTCACGCATGGTGTCAAAGAGTTTAGGTGCTACTCGTGTGCCATCAAGGGCAAATGCTGTGCCATTTGGATTAGCAACATACATTGTAGGTGAGAACTTAATACGTTCTTCATATCGATGATTATCTTTATAACCTCGATAAAGTAATTGATTGCCGTAGCGAGTTACTGATGTGTAAAATTCCAAGTATTATCTCCAATGATTAGGTCTATTATAACATAAAGTGGCATGAATGTACATGCTTTTTTACATAATAATTTTCTTTTCATTGGAAGGTGTTACTATCTTAGAAAACATCTGTTGATATTGATTTTGTAAATCTTGTACTGGATCAACCATAAACATAACCATCGATGTATTGATATCAAATCCTTTTGATGCATCTGAATAAGCCATGAATGGTGCTAGACCAAGTTGATTCTGTTGAGTTGGGATTAGAATCGCTACATCAGTTAAAATGATTTTACCATCTGCTTCTTTTACATCAGCGATAAGTTCTTCACCAGTAGAGATTCGTACGATTTTAATATTTGCCATTATATAGTCCTTGCATTATAGTGAGGGAGGCGAACCTCCCTCGATTCATATTTTATTTATTAACCTTCAAACAATAGTTCAGGTTGTTTCATTTCAAGTGAACCAATTTCAATCTTACGAGCTTTCTTCTCTTCAGGAACAATTCGCTCAAGACCAATAGTTAGTACACCGTTTGTAAGATCTGAACCATTTACTTCTACCATTTCGTTTAGAGTAAAAGTACGTTTGAACTTACGAGCTGAGATACCTTTATGAAGGAATTCATATCCTTCAGGATCGTCGCCTTTGATTTCACCAGTAATTGTAAGCACATGCTCTTTCAATTCGATGTCAAGATTATCTTCTGAGAATCCTGCAACAGCAAGTTGAATGACATAAGTGTCTTCACCTGTTTTTACAATATTATGTGGTGGATAAGATGGTTTTTGATTAACGTTTACTCGTTCTAATTCATCGAATAGACGATCAAAACCAATGAAATGCGGGAACATATTCCCGAAA